AATCACGGCAAGTGAACTCAGAGCCGTTCTTGGCGTGTCCTCAGCCCTGTATTCAGACACAATTTTGAACGACGTCATCGATACCGCCGAAGCGGTGGTCTTGCCGATGCTCGTTACATATCGAAGCCCAATTCGCAGCGTCGAACTTCGAAGTAATGAAGCCATCTTTGAGTTTGATCCTGTTCAAGTATTCAACGAAGGACAGAGCGTCGTTATCGCTGGTGCTGGTTCACCTTTCGACGGCACTAGAACAGTTCTCGCAAATGAACTGACCGATACGACCTTCCGAGTGGCGATCGTCAATGCCGACATCGCAAAAAAGAACCTGATTCCGGCTGGAACCGCGACCCTCACCGGCGCAAGCACCTACGTAGGCGTTCCAGAGGTTGAGTCGGCGGTTCTAGCGGTCGCCACCGAGGTATTCCAAAGCCGAAGCGCAGTAGGCGGTCAGATCGAAGGCGTTGATTTCCAAGTCTCGCCATTCCGTCTCGGTCGTAGCCTATTCAATCGAGTTTCCGGCATTCTGGGCAAGCACATCGATCAGGAGTCGATCGCACTATGACGATCGCGACTGAAGTTCGCGCCGCGCTCAAAACAGCATTAGCACCGGTCGCAGCTAACATCTATGACCATGTTCCAGAAGCACCGCAGGCTCCCCACGTGAGCATCGTCCCCGATGATCCTTATCTGGACATCGAGACAATCGGCAAAAGCGTTCTACGGCTTCGAGTCAATATGGTTCTAGCAGTCGGAGTCAACTACGCGAGCAACGCGGCAGCACTCGACAACTTAGAACAACTTATCACTAGCGTTCTGACGAATATCCCAGCCGGATATATCGTCGGAGAGGTCAATCGACCAACAGTTACTCAGGTCGGCTCGGTCAATCAGTTAGTCGCTGATATTCGAGTTTCAACCTACTTCCAAAACTAAGGAGCAGAAATGTCTACCACCGTCATTACCGGTCGCGATGTTACCTTCACTATCGGTGGTAACAATTTCGACGCTCAGGCGACGTCAGCAGTCCTCAGCGGCGAAATGACTCGCGAAACCTTCGAAACACTCAACGGCAAGGCTTACAAGGTTCTCGATAACAACTTCACCTTCGAGGTCGAAATGTTGGCTGACTGGGGTGTTACCGGTTCGCTTTGCGAGATCCTTTGGGGTGTCGCTGAGTCAGCACCTAACACCGGAATTAGCACCGTCTTTACCGCAAGCACCGGAGCAGTCTTTACCTTCCAGATTTTGCCTATGTGGCCGTCAGCAGGTGGGTCAGGAAACGACGCTCAGACTGTAACATTCACCTTCCAAGTCATCGGAGTTCCAGCAGAAAACTTCGCGTAATAAGGAGATCGGGATTATGAAATTACCAATTCACATAACGTACACATCGGGAAAGCAAGAAACCTACACCGCGCAACCGCCGGAGTGGGCTAAGTGGGAAAAGGAAACCGGCAACAAGATCACCCAGGCTGATGGCAACATCGGAATTTGGGATCTTATGTTCTTGGCGTATAACGCTCACAAGCGCGAAGCGGCAGGCGTGCCGGTCAAGCCTTTTGATGTCTGGAGCCTAACGGTTGAGGACATCTCGGCAGGTGAGTCCGACCCAAAAGTCACCCAGTCGGAAGCCTGAGCCGGCTGATCGTCGAACTGGCGATCGCGACAAGAATTCCGATGAGTGAGTGGACGGATGCCAGCGACATCCTAACCGCTCTTGAAGTATTGAAGGAGCGCAAGTGACCGAGCCAGCCTTAGCCTTCGACAAGAAGGAACTACGCTCGGTCATCGGCGCATTCAAAGCGATGGACGAACAGGCGACTGATGAAGCGAAGAAAATGGGCTACGAACTGGCTCAATATGCGGCGCAAGAAGTCCGGCGCGCAGCTCTTTCGCGCACAGTCAATCCGGTCGCAGTTCGACGAATCGCTGATGGAGTTCGGGTCAGCAGAACATCGAAAGTGGGCGAATTCTCTTATGGGTTCGCCAGTCAGCGTTTTAGCGGTGGTGGTTCGACGAAAGAGTTATGGCGTGGTTTTGAGTTCGGTTCTAATCGATACCGACAGTTTCCAAGACGCACTCCGAGAGCAGGGCTCCGGGGTAACGCTGGATACTTCATCTATCCGACACTCCGTCGCATTCAGCCTCAACTAGTCGCTCAATGGGTTCAAGCATTCGATCGCATTCTGAAGAAGTGGACGTAACATGGCAGAATTCAGAACGCTGAAACTTTCCATCCTCGCGGATGTTGACAACCTCAAAAAGCAACTTGGTCAGGGCGAGAAGGAAGTTCAATCCTTCGGCTCAAAGGTCGCAGACTTTGGCAAGAAGGCAGCCCTAGCATTCGCCGCTGCTGCGGCGGCAGCTGGAGCCTACGCCGCCAAACTTGCCGTCGATGGCGTCAAAGCAGCCATCGAAGATCAAAAGGCTCAAGAGTCGCTTCGTCGAACGCTTGAGAACGTTACCGGCGCAACCGAAGCCCAAGTCAAAGCGACCGAGGATTACATCTCGACAACTGCCCTCGCAGTGGGAATTGCTGACGATGAACTTCGTCCATCCCTTGATCGTCTTGTCCGAGCCACCGGGGATCTGACTCAGGCGCAACGCTTACAGTCGATTGCGCTCGATGTTAGCGCAGGCACAGGGCGAAGCCTACAAGCGGTTACAGAAGCCCTTTCAAAGGCTCAGGAAGGCAATCTGGGCGGTCTAACTCGTCTGGGTGTAGGTCTTACCGCAGCCGAGGTCAAAACCCTCTCATTCGAGCAGATAACGGCGAAATTAGGGCAAACCTTTGCCGGTCAAGCAGCGGCATCGGCGAACACCTTTCAGGGTCGCTTAGATCGACTCAACATCGTTCTGGATGAAGCCAAAGAATCAATCGGGTTCGCTTTGCTCCCGGTCTTGGAGCGTTTGCTCAGTTTCGTCAACGATCGCATCGTTCCGGTCATCCAGAAGTTCGCTGAGGATTTTGGCAGCGGAAACGGTTTGGCAGGCAACATCGAGCGCGTCGTCACAATCATTCGAACCGTGCTAACTCCGGTGTTCGAAGGTGCGCTCAGCCTATTCCGTCGAGTTCGTGACGCAGTCGCAGCCAATCAGGAGTCCTTTACCAAGTTCGCAGATCTAATCCGAACCTACATCGCACCGGTCATCGGAACGGTTCTAGGTGGTGCGCTGAAGGCTTTGGGCGTCATCGCTCAAGGCGTTATCAATATCGTCGCCAAAGCAGCCGACTTCATTCGAGCAACGGTCGAAGTGGCAATTGCCGGCATCAATGCCCTTATCCGCGCCTATAACGCAATCCCGGCACTACCTAACATTCCTACCATCAACGCACCAAGCGCAGGCGTTACCGCACCGTCCGCGCCAAGTATCCGGGCGATCGAGCGAGGTGTTCCGTCTGCTACTCCAGCAGCCGCGCCGGTCGCTCCGGTTACGAATAACATCACGGTCAATGGAGCCATCGATTCTGAGTCAACGGCTCGCCAGATCGCCAGAGTCCTCACAGAATCAGCCTCACGCGGCACAGGTGGCGGCGGTGGCTTCTTGGGTGGTGTTCTCGTAACGTGACGGCTTGGGCTCCCGAATACCGTATCCGCGCTAACGGCGACACAATCACCGGCATCACTTTAGTCGGGTTCTCGATTACTTCTGGGCGAACCGACGTCAATTCGCAGGCTCAGGCAGGGTACGCAGCGATTCGGATTCTCAACCTGACGAATCAGATTTACACATGGGGAATCAATACATCGATCAACATCGAGGTCAAAGATACGACTCCGACATTCGTTCCCATCTTTGGCGGTCGCATCTCAGATATTGCCGTGGGAGTTGAACGAAGCGGATCTGAAGGCGCAATCACGGTCATCGACATTTATGCCCTCGGAGCCCTAGCCAAACTTCAAAACGCAGTCTGGGAAGGTTCGTTGAGTAAGGATTTTGACGGAATTCAGATTCGAACCATTCTCGAAAGCCTTTTGACCAATTCGTGGAATGAAGTCGCAACGTCTGAAACATGGAATTCCTACGACGCGACCGTTACATGGGAGGACGCCGAAAACGTCGGCATAGGCGAAATTGATGAGGGCGAATACGAAATGATCAGCCGATCAGCCAACCCGGTCAACATGTATTCGTATGTCGCTGATCTTGCTAATTCTGGCATCGGTTATCTGTACGAGGACGCCAATGGTCTGATTTCCTACGGAGACGCTGATCACCGTCAGAACTATCTCGTCGCGAACGGTTACGTCAATCTTGACGCTAATGACGCGCTTTCAGACGGTATTCGTTCGACGACTCGTCAGGGCGACATCGTCAACGATCTCGTGATCAATTACAAAAACAACTTCGGAACGTCTTACACATTCACCGACCAAACGTCTATCGATAATTTTGGGCTCTATGCTCGATCAATCAACTCGCTCATCGATGACGATCCGGACGCTGAATTGGTCGCGGAACGCTTCGTCAACTTTCGATCGACCCCCAAAGCCAAGTTCGACTCGATTACCTTTGCCCTACAAAACCCCGAAATCAGCGACTCAAACCGGAATAGCCTTTTGAACGTGTTTATGGGTATGCCGGTCGCCATCGCTAACCTGCCAGCCAATATCAACTCTGGCAACTTCGTGGGTTATGTCGAAGGCTGGACGTTCCGATCGACACTTTCAGGACTTTCTCTGAGCCTTACCCTAAGCCCGACTGAATTCTGGACGGTGGCGCAGGATTGGGATCAGGTCACGGCGACGCTCACTTGGGCGGCGGTTGATGCTACACTTACATGGCAAAACGCGACAGGAGTAATCGGCTAATGGCAACAACGAGCATCCTCGGGATCAATATCCCGGACAACACAGATCTGGTCAAGGACGGCGCGCTTGCTATGCGCACCATCGGCAACGGCTTCGATGACGCTTTGGCAAAAATCGCGCTCAACGATCGAACGGCTACCTACACCGCAGTTGCCACCGATAACCGTAATGTCCTCGTTCGAATGAACGTCTCGACCGCTAACGACTTTTTGATTCCGACCGACGCCAGCGTAAACTTTCCCATCGGCTCGGTCATCAACGTCACGCAACTCGGAACTGGCGCAACGACCATCAAAGCAGTCACATCTGGCACTACGACTATCAATTCGACTGGCGCGACTTCTACTGCGCCCGTTCTTCGAGCGCGTTATTCAGCCGCGTCTTGTATCAAGACCGCCGCTAATACTTGGCTGGTCATAGGAGATATTTCCTGATGCTGATTCTTGGGATATTGTCTTCACGAAAACCCAGACCGGTTGTAACTGGTGGAACGCTTTCTAATGATGGAACTTATTTTTATCGCGTTTTTACAGGAAATGGCACTTTGACCGTAAGCAATGCCAATCTAACGGCTGACATTCTGGTAGTTGCTGGCGGTGGTGGTGGAGGCGGTAGCGTTGGTGCCGGTGGTGGTGCTGGTGGATTACTTGGATTTACAGGACAAAATCTAACCCCGGCTTCCTATACCGTCACAGTTGGTGGTGGTGGCTCTGGTGGTGCTAACGGAGGCAGTTTCGGAACGGGTTCTTATGGTGGGACAGGCATCGATTCGCAATTTGGTTCTCTAACTCTTGTCAAAGGCGGCGGTGGTGGTGCGGTCAATGACCGCGCAGGATTTACGAAAGGTGCTGACGGTGGTTCCGGCGGTGGAGGTGGATCCGCAGGCGCAACGAATGGCGTAGGTGGAACGGCTACTTCTGGTCAAGGTCAGAATGGTGGCGCATCGGCTTCCGACAATGCGACTTATCGGCATCTCGGCGGTGGTGGTGGATCCGCAAACACGGGAGATCCATCGGCAACGGCAGCAAGAGGTGGCATCGGTGGCATCGGCTCGGCAGCTTATTCTTCGTGGGGTTTGGCAACTAGTACAGGTCAGAATGTTGCCGGAACCGTTTATTACGCTGGCGGTGGCGGCTCTGGTCAAACCGTCCAAGCAGGAGGATCAGGCGGTGGTGCGACTGGTGGAAATAATAATGGAACAACGAACACCGGAGGTGGCGGTGGTGGTTCCAATGGAGCTGCCGTGAATGGCGGCGCTGGTGGTTCTGGAATTGTAATCGTGCGTTATTTGATGGCGGCCGTCTGATGTCTCATTGGGCTGAAATAGACAATAACAACATCGTGATTCGCGTTCTCGTTGGAGATAACAACGATCCAGCAGGTGATGAAGGTTATCAATGGCTCATTGACAATCTCGGTGGCACTTGGATCAAATGCTCATATAACGGAACAATTAGGAAACAATATCCGGGCAAAGGTTATAGTTACGATCCGATTTCGGATGTATTTATTACACCGAAACCTTTCGCCTCGTGGATTCTGACCGCAAATTATGATTGGCAAGCACCTAAGCCATGTCCGATTGAAGGCGACTGGATATGGGATGAAGAAGTAGGTGAATGGGTTGAAAAAAACACCGTGGCTTAGCCATGCCGGACGACAACTCCGTGAGCAAATCGACGATCGTTATCCTAATCGCGATCGTCGTTCTGACGGTTGGGTTGCTGACTCGAAGCATTCTAAGAAGTCTGATCACACACCTCGAAGAAACGGAGTGGTCAGGGCAATAGACATCGACGCCGGGTTAGGTCACTCAAAGGCGTCTGGCATGCTCGAATTAGCCATCGTCGAAGCTGCCAAAGCCGGAGACAAGCGCATCAAGTACGTCATCCATAAGGGTCGAATAGCATCAAAAATCAGGGGATGGGCGTGGCGTCCTTACACCGGGCTCAATCCTCACGAGACGCACATTCACGTCAGTTTCACTCGCAAGGGTGATCGGGATCGAAGTAACTTCGCAATCTAAGGAGAATCGTGAACGATTACATGAAGCATCCAGCAGTTCTAGCCGTAGGCGCATTCCTGAGCGCATGGGCAGCGACGAACTTTGATCTCGACTACCGAGCCGTTCTTTGGTCGGTCGTTGCCGGTGTCTTTGGATACGCGAAGCCCTTCAAGAAGTGAAGGCTGCCGAATGGGTCGGACTGATTGCTGGTCTGACCGGGATTCTTGGTGCGTTTGTAGCAGCTCTGCGATGGACGGTTCACCAATTTGTCCAAGAGATAGGCAATCAACTATTTACACGGATGGATCGTCTGGAAACTGAGATCGGCGTGTTGACGGCGAGACAGTCAGACATCTATGCCACCATTATCACCGAAAGGGGTTCTCATGGCTCGAAAGACAAAGGCTCAAAAACTCGCAAGCCTGCGCGCAAAAGAGCGAGCCGCTAAGAGAACAAAACCCATCACCGCTCTCGATCTGTGGGCGATCAGTCTTTATGAAGTGACTGAGTCCATGAAGCGAGCAGGTTTTGACGACGCAACGATTCAGGGCTGGCTCTGTGATCAATCCTTGCCAGATTGGGTCTTATCGCCATCGAAGCCGATTGAGGACGATGACGACGAGGAAGAAGAAGATTATTAGGCGAACCGTTGTTATCAGCGATCTCCAAGTTCCTTACCATGACCACAAAGCCGTCAAAAACGTCGCAGCATTCATCAAGCGATGGAAGCCCGACCGAGTTGCCACCGTCGGCGACGAAATCGACCTTCCTCAGTTGTCCAGATGGGAGCGCGGTCTTGCCGGTGAGTTCGCTGGAACACTTGACCGGGATCGACGAATCACTCAGGAAGTTCTATTCGACCTCCGCGTTACGGATATGGTCAGAAGCAATCACACCGACCGGCTCTATAACTCCATCAAAACCCGA